TCATTATAGAGTTGATAATAGATTCGATTCTTGTTTCAGGTTTTTGTCTTTCTACACCTTCGTTAACAGGTCTCATAAAAGCACCATGTGTAGATGGATTGGATACGAAATCAAAAGCGATAAGTTCGAAATCTGGTTGAACCTCAACAGTGTCTCCCTCACCTTCTCTCATTGGTTCTACTGAACCAAGACCTCTTGATGAAATACCAAGTTTGATACCTGATTTAAATAACTCTTTTAATATATTACCACTTGGTGTGGATAGAACTTCTACAGTTCCTAATAGGTCATCACCATCCCAATGCATCTCTATAACATTATGTGAAGCATTATTTAGATTCACAACTGATGAATCTGGATGGTCAAGTTCTCCGAGTGCTCTTCTTTCAGAAACTTGTTCTTCTAAATACTTAGTGGTTTCTTTCATAAGAACTTCTCTTGGATATATTCTACCGTTTTGATTTTTAGCTTCGGCTCTTTGTAGAACACCTTTTACTATTAAACGACCATTGTTTTCTTTGATACTCTCATCAATCTTTTGACGAGAAATCTCAAATGGTCTTACATCTACTAATAATTTTTTATTCATTTGACTATCCTATGTTTCCAGTATATATAAAAGTTACATCACCTTTAGTACCAGCAGCATCTGTTTGTCTCCAAGCAACTGGATTAATATCAAGACGAACAGGACCACTAGCAGCATTATTAACAACAGAACCTGTTTCATATGTACTGATACTACCAGATTGGTAAGCAAAGGCATATGTGCCATTTACATTAATTAATATATGGTTTGGTCTATCAACTATAGTTTCTTCACTTGGAACTGTAGCTTTTCCATGAGCATCAATAGATGGTGCTTTTGGTATCATTTTTAAAGTATTATTAGGATCTGCTTCGTACCTTGACATTATTTGCCTCCCCAAGAGTTTCGTTTAATCCAAATATCAAAAAGGATATCGGACACTTCTTTTCTTATTTGTTTCTTTATCTTTTTTAAATCATCATTAGATAAAGCTTCATCAACAAACTTATATCCAGTTTGCTTCTCAATATTTTTCTTCCTCTTCTTTTTCATCTTACCAAAAGCATAGGGTGTTTGATAAGTATCGATACTAGCAGTTGTAGTGATTTCACTCAACTTTCTTTGGAATAACTTATTTGCCAGTTCCTTAATTATAGAATCAAACTTTGGAGAGTTCTTTATCGAGTTCATAGTACCTCAAAAGTTGAACAACAGAACTATCATCTGTTTGTTTGGATTCATTTAAACAGAACTTATCAACACAATTGATTGCTTCTTGTAATTTAATTTTTAATACTTTATCTTTTACTTTCTTAACTTTACCATTTAACTTTTTCTTTAGTTTTGGTATTTGTGTTTCTACAAATGTTGAAAAGTTATTCGTATTAGAAAGGTTACCAATGTATTCTTTGAGAACATATTTTTGTTCATCAGAAAGATTAGTATATTTTTTATTGAACTTTTCTAAGAGTGTTTTGTAAGAAAGTATTCTCAAATCTTTATCTTTAAACTCTTCAGGTATGTAAGATTTTTCATTAGAATGTTTTAGAGTTGTTACATTCTCTACTACGATAAAATAACTTTCAGTTTTTTCATCAGCTCCCATTTCTTCTATACCTTCGAATAATTTGTATACGGAAGCAAATACTTTATAGTTTGGAACTTTGGAACTGAATAACTGATTTACATCATAAGACTCTTTTATAGTAGCAATAATATTGTACTTCTCTCTACGAAGAGTAGCATTATTTAATCTACCTCTCTGTCTAATGACTTCTGATAAAAAGAAATCTGCTTTCTTATCTGACTTAAATTTCTTAGTCATAATAAGATTATATAAAGCCAACTCTTTTCCTATCTCTGTATTTTCATTAAATCTACTTTTAATGATTTTAAGAGCTGGTGACTCCTTTTTCTTGTTCAAAACATCTACGGTTACTTGTCTTAAAAGAAACTCGAATAGTAATCCCGTATTTCTTAACTTGCTGTGCTTAAATTTATTCATAGAATATTCCAAAGTATTTTGATACAATTATTCATATATAAATATAACAGAATTTAGATAAAGTAGTAAATTACTCTTTTATTATATTATCTTCACTCAATAAAGGAGTTTTCTTCTTAGGAAACTTTTGTTTAAGTTGGTCTAAGATACCTTCACGAGCAACTACAGTACTAGCCTTAGATGTAGCAAGAGGTGATTTACCCTTAAATTCCCTTTTACCATAAGACCTATCAACATCTTTCAGACTTTCATGTCCGTATCTGTCTTTCATTTTTTCTTGGTCTTTAAAAGGATCTTTCTTACTACCACCCCATTTGCCTTTTCTTGGTACTGAGAAGTCGTCATCTTCGTCTTCATCTTCACTTGGTGGTGGTTCTTTAGCAGGATCTGTACCTTCTGATTCTATCTGTTCTAGTCTAAACTTGTGTTTAGTATCTTCAACTATTGATTCTGTAATATCTATCTTTTGTTCATCACTTAAATCAAAGATATTATCGTATATCCACTTTTTACTAAATAGTTTAGTATCTATTGCCTTTTCAGCAATATCAAGTTGTTGACTCATCAACTCTATTTTTTCTTGTTCATGAATCATAGATGGATTCTGTAACTCTAATGAGAAATCAATCAAATCAGAATCGTCAAATCCTTGTGAGTAAAGATGGACAATACCAATCTTAGTTAACTCACTTACGATAATCTTTTGTAACCTTTCAATGGTACGAGCAAAACGAACATCCTCAGCAGCAAGTGTAGCTTTACCACCACTTAAACCTTCTTCATATCCTAAGAAAGCTTTTGGTATTCTCAAACTAGCCATCAACTTGTTTCTGAGATATTCTATGTCGTCTATTTGGTCATTGTTAGAAAGACCTGGTAGAGTGTCAATCTCCGTTCCACTATCTCCACCACGAACAGGTAGAAAGTAATCTTCGGTAACTGACTCTACATTATATTTTAAGTTATACTCACCTGTGTTTTGGTCGATGACAGGTGTCTTCTTCATCTTGTTGATGATTCTTTGCATAAACTGTTCAACTTCTCTTGGTGGTATGTTACCAACATCAATCTTGAAAACTCTTTTTTCGGGCGCTCTCATAATACGATGTATCAACATAGCGTCTTCCATCAAAGTCAACTGTTTGAATATCTTTCTTCCGTTCTCTAACATTGAGCGCCCGTATGGTAAAAAGTTTGTATCAGATAAAACACGAAAGTGAGCAACTTCGTAGTTCTCTTTCATTTCCTTTTTCTCACTATTAATCTCAAACTGAATAAGTTGTGGATTAGCAGGATCGTGGTCTTCAAGTCGTGTAATCTCGTAAGCAGAAATAGGTTTTACATTTACCACTCCGTACTTATCTACGATATCCAACTGAAGATAAAAGTCACCATACTTGGTCATGTTACGAATCCAACTCCATAAGTTGAACTCGATGTTTATGACATCATAATATAAGTTGTGTAAAATCTTTTGAACTTTTGTATTCTCACTTTTTACTTTAAGGATTTCTCCCTCAACATTTGTAACCGTACTTTCATCTGAATAAATGTCAAGAGCAGAAGCAATAATCGGGTCTTGATCCATCAACTCGTAATCTTTAAATAAGTCAAGTTTTCTAACCTCGTAAGCAGCTCTTCTGTTTTGTGCTGTAGTATATGGATTACTATAAGTGTTTTGTACTAATCTATTATATCGGTCAATAAAATTAGATTCTAATTTTGTTTGTGAAAAGTCTAAGTCTTTTACTACCAATCTATTATCATCTGTTTTTCTGATGATAACATTAGATTGAAATAATCTACCAAGTCTTGTAAATATATTATCTGCCATGTTTTACCCCAATAGCCAAGTTAAATCTTCTTCTTCTCCGTCTCCAAGGTTTACCTTATACGGATTACTCTTCGGAGCAGATGATGGTGTCATAATAGTATTGTTACCATTTATACTTCCAATCGCACCAACCAAACTACTCTGAAACTCATTTCTCTCGGATTGAATACGAATAGCCGTATCCCTTATCCACAGAAGAATAGAATAAGACATAACGAGGTCATCGTTATACCCATCAAGGGCTTCAGTTTTACTATTCTTATATATAAATACAAAAAGTTCATCAATTAATCGTGTAGATTTTATCTTTACCATCTTTTCACGAGTATATTCTTCCATTTTAGCAATAATCAATGGTTTTGATTTCATTGTTGTAGTAAAACCAGGTATCTTGTTTCTATCTATACTTCTATATTTGTTTGTGTGTTGAATGTCCTCATCTACAATGAGATGATTCTTTTCTTGATAAAAGAGATTTTCATATCCCCTATCAATAATTGTCTGTAGTGTAGCCCATCCTATGTTGTTGTTTTCCACAACAAGTAGAGCATCATTATATTTTGTTCCCAACTCTATAAGAAAGTTTCCAAACTCGGTTGTTCCTAACTGACCTTTATATTCAGCAACTTGTTCCATCTCTTCTATATCAAAAACTTGAGCAGTTGAATAGTCTGTTCCATCTCCACGAGCTACGTCAGCACATATTAAATAGTTTTTATCATAGTTTGGATAATCCCATATCCAAAGGTTTCTATCAAATCCACTTTTCTCATTTGGCTCACAACATACATTTTGTTTATACCATTCTAATATAGCAGGATCTACAACTGAACGACCAGAACTTAGGAAGTCAGCATCACATTCTTGAGCTGCCTTACTTGGTCCTAATATTTTATCTTGTTCTGCTCTCCAAGTTTTATCTCTTTCAGGATGGTCTGTCCAATGAAGTTTGATTGTGTTAAACTTATTTGCTCCTTCTTTAGCATCCATCCAAGTTTTGTGAAACCAGTTACCCACACCATTAGGTGTTGATATTCCGATACATTGACCACCAGTAGCAAGTGTCTGTTGAGCAGCAGTCCATATCACATCAATCTTATCAATGAAAGCAGCCTCGTCTAATATCAGTAGAGATAGAGCTTCTGAACGACCAGCTGACTCGTTAGAAGCAATAGCTTTTATCTGACTACCATTCTTAAAGATGAGTGATAGTTTATTGTTTTCAACAATAGCAGTTTTTAACCATTGTGGTAATCCTTCATACATAACACGAACTTTTGTTACCAAGTTCTTCGCTGTATCTTTTGATGTAGCGATACATAGAATGTTTTTATCAGCATGAAATAACATCATCCATAATGAGTAAGCAGCTGTTAGAGTAGATATACCTAACTGACGAGATTTTAATACAACATTATAATCATGTTTCTCGTATTCTGCTAACACATCATACTGATAAGGATAAAGTTTAAATTTTATCTTACCCCTCTGAGGATGTTGTATCACACAAAACTCGTTTATAAAGTATGAAGGATCCTTAGCACACTTTAGATAGTTTTGTTTTATTGCTTGTTTTAGATTACTCATTTTCTATGTTCATGGTTTGCAATAGCATTTGCTACAGTATCATCAAATGCTCCATCTGATTCTTTTATCTCATCCATAACAGATTCATAATCAGCAAGAACAGTTTCCCATCTTTTTTCTTCTTGTTCTTTTACCCAATCTTCCCATTTACCTTCTCTTTTTAACGTCATTTCAAAATCTATTTGACAATACTGACATTTTTGAAATCTATTGTAAGTTTGTTGGTCTATTGTTTTAAGAATAAGTTTTTCACAATCTTTACATTTATCAAATCCTCTTGGTGGAACTTTAGTGATTTGTTTTCTTTTACCATCTTCTATTTTCCAACTACGACCACGAGCATCTGTCCATTCTTCACCCTCTTTTCTTTGATGAACTGTTTTACCTTCGTATCCAGTTTGTATATTGTTTCTGTAGTTTCCAGTAACTAAATCTTGTATTCTTTTAATATTACTCATTATGTAACTCCTTACTTGCGTAATCACTTAATACATCGGGTAGAAAAGCATGAATAAAAAGTGCTCCACTTAGTTTCATAGCTCTCCACCAATGTTCCCAATAACTTAATCCGTTTTCGTCTAAATGTTTCATTAAAAAAACATCAAACCTGTTATTTGATTTATAGGAGCAAAAGCACCTGTAAACTTATAAATATTTCCGTTATACTTAAATACCAATCCTTCGGTTGGAACGATAGCATCAAACCCACCGATAGCATTTAATCTATCCAATTGTACTTTTAACCTATTTAACTTTTTTAAATCCCCACCACTTTTAATATCAGCTATAGCAGACTTAAGTTTCTTTCTCATGTTCTGTACTGACTTTGCTGGATTGACAGCCAACCACCCATCCATGTTTTTCATTATCTCAGCACCAACTTCAAAGAATAGTTCTTCAAATGGTTTCATATTATCTTTTACCATTTTTTTATGGTCTAACTTTTCTGTAGTCAAAGCCCAGTCTAAAAACTTATCATTTTTTATTGTTGCTTTCATATCCCTTATTGAATATGATTTATCAAAGAAAGCCCATCTCATCGTAAGTCGTTTAAGAACATTTGTTGGTATCTTATATTTAAATTGTTTAGCAGCATTGAAGATATATTCTTCCCAAAACCTCTGATGATATAATCCAAGTGTATCGTTATCTTTAAGAGCAAACTGACTCTGTAACTTAGATAAACGACCATGAAACTTTTTCTTCATCTTACCAAAGTCTTGATGTTTAGGTACTTTAACAAAGTTAGGTTTAGATATCTTATAGTGTTTCTGTATATGTTGATTGACTTGTTTAATCATACCTTGTAACATTCTTGCACTATCTTTTGCCTGTCCTATCGGTCTACCACTATCATCGTACTCGATTGCTCCATGAAAAAGTAACTCTGTAATATCATAGTTAACCACATTTTCACTAGCAGGCCACATTACTTCTAAACTCATAAACTTAGAACCATTACCAAAAATCTTATCTTGTTGTTTTTTGGAAAGAGCACCAACTGCTTTTGATAAATCTCTCATCGCATATACAAAAGCATCTCGTATAGCACCTCTACCTTTAAACTTTTTCTCTACATCTTTTATAGATAATGCCGTTTCACCTTTATTTTTAAGATGTCCTTTATTACGAGCAGCAATAAGTTTACCATCTCTATAACTAACCATTAAATTTTGACCATCGGTCTTCTCTGTAACATTATCCTCTCGGTCAAGTTTACCACTTAAACCCAACTCGATAATCTTTTTCAAATCCTTGAATGTTAACTCTTTATCATCAAACGGATGATTCATGTGTCCGTAAGCTCCACCCATTAATAATAACTCTCTTCCATTTCTTTCTAAACCACTTGTTAGTGAATAAACCTCTTTTACTATTTCTAACTCATCATGTTGGTCGTCACCATCTCTTATTTCTGTTTCTTTTGGTTCTTCATCATCCATCTGTTTTGCTGTCTTCGGACTATCCTTTATGGTTAGATTTCTTTCTTTAGCCATATTATCTACATACTCGTAATCTTGATTCTTAAGAATCATATCAATATGGTCTAACCATTTATTCCATAACTCTGTACCAACATAATCAGTTAAGTTCTGAGCACTCGGTTGGTTGATACCAGCAGGACCAAACGATACGTTATCTACAGGACCATTTGGATACTGAGTATCTTTGTAGTAAGAAACATCTTGACTATTGTAGTTATCAACATCTACCAATATATCAGATAGTTCCCAACCTAATCTACCAGCCTCAATATTAGCTCTCTTTGTATAAGCACTTAAACTTGAGAACATAGAAGGACCATCATCTGTTTCTACAGAACTAACTTGACTATTCTCAAATATATGAACATAAAACTCAAAGAGCTTTTTGAACTTATTCGTCATCATAATATACAACCCTTTGTCGTAATATCCAAATGTTTTTTTGAAAAACTTTTTCTTATCTTTCTCACTTACCTTTGGACTACCCAACATTTCTCTTGTCTTTGTACCACTTATGTTTCCTGATTGTGGAGCAGTAACAAAATACCCATGTTCATTAAATCCTTTTATATCACCTTTACTTTTTTTGTAATCTTGATAATAAGTTTTACTACCATCTTTCTTTGTACCACCTTTTAATCTACCAGCATCCTTTTCACCGAAAGCATAAACTACTGCTGTTGTTTCAGGATCGAACTTCTTAAGTAGATTGTCTGCTACATATGGTGTCTTT